CATTAGTTCAAAAGCTTTATCATGATTGTATTTGAAAGTTTTACCACTTTTGAAAGTAACATCAATGATAGTATTTTGACCGATTAGTGATTTGCGAATGACAAATCTTTTTGATTGAATTGAATTTTGCATAGTTATTATATTTAAGTATTTAAGATTTATTATATTATCAAATTTAGTTTGTAATTAGTTTGTATAAAAGTGTATATTTGTTTAGTATTTAAAAATTAGTTAGAAGTATAACACTTGACTTCATTGTCTATTAATTATTTTATTTAATTCAATGTCTACAAGTTCAGAAACTTCATCATTAGTTAAATGATTATACTCTTGTATAAAATCGGTGAAGATATCTTCTCGTAGTGTGTCAATGTCGTAAGTCATATTATTTATTTATTATATTATCAAGTCAACATTGTAAAAAGTTTGTATATTTTCTAAAATAATTTTTGGAAAGGCGGGGCTATATATTGCAAAAACGCAAAAACCGATGCGTAAACGGCTGAAAATCAGGGGGCTGCATCAAAATAAAACGATTTTACGTAACTAGCTGATAGTCAAAAAGATAGGTGCAGTACTAATACTCTATATTTCTAACAACTTTTTTTTGTGACACTAGCCTTATAAGTAGTATTAGTAACAGGCTTATGTCACACTGAAGTAAAAATGAGTGATTTTATGTAAGAATATAGAATATACTAATATATAAAAAATTACAAATGGCAATAATCTATACGTATCCAAAAATATCACAGATCGATCCTGGCGATTTGCTCATTATAACAGATGTTAGTGACTCTAACAACAAAACCCGTAGCACGACAGTGCAAGAACTAGGTGATTCAATAAAATTAGCAGCATATCCTCAGCGTTATGTTATGAACGGTTTAGTTAATGACTTAGCATCTGCTGGGTCAGGTGGTTTTGACTACATGGAATGGACATCTAATGTTACAGGTCCTGATCAAATACCTGCAATTAGAACAACGGACAAGCTATTATTAGAATATGTAACGTTTGTTTGGTGTGGTGACACGGCATTAAGCATAGGTGTTGGTGAACAAGTTGCATTTAGCATCGGAAGTTTTGCAGATGGTACAAGAACTAACATGGCAAACTATACACCGCTAGGAACATTGTTTACTATAGACAGCACTTATAACGGTTTATTTGCATCTGGCCAAGTCGATGTGACAGCATTAGACATACAAATTCCACAAAATACAAATATAGCAGTAGTTGGAACAGAAACAGGTACTGTAACGCCAAACACTGGCGAACTAGGTTTATCATTTAGATTTAGAGAGCTTAAGTAAAAATCACTAAAACCAAGTGATATATAAAATATACCCTGCTCGGGCTAGAGCAACCAAATAAACTAATATAAAACCAAAACCAATGACACTATATTACAAGACTCATACGTGGAGTAGTCAACCACAAATATCCGAAGACCAAATAAACTTTTGGAAGCATATCGCTGAAAAGAAAAATTGGCGAATAGTACAACTACCAAATGGATATTTTCAAACCGAATATAAAGATCAAGATGAAGCGTGGCAAGATGTTACTCGTAGAGAAACACTTGATGGAGCTGAAGCTGCAATTGATGGCAGTATTGAGCACTACACTAAAAAGCTTGAGTTTGTAAAAGGTCCGAAGGTAGTTAAAACCTTTGAATAAAATAAATATAATTTAATTAAATCAAATATGTCTGACGCAATAGTTAAGAACTTGAGTTTTGGCGATGATGCTAGAACTCAAATATTTAGAGGAATAGAAAAACTTGCAAATGCTGTTAGCTCCACGCTTGGGGCTAGCGGCAAATGCGTTATACTTGAAGACGCTCAAGGAAAACCAGTTATTACAAAAGATGGTGTTACTGTGGCTGATTCAATATATCTTCGTGATTCTGTTGAAAACATCGGAGCTACACTGCTAAAAGAAGCCGCTCGCAAAACGGTTAAAGAGGCTGGTGATGGAACTACAACAGCTACTATATTAGCACATGCTATAATTAGTGAAGCTTATAAAGTTGACACTAAAGATACAAGAGCTGTTAAAGAACAAATATTAAAAGGTGTGGACAAAGTAATTAAAAACTTAGAAAAACAATCAACACCTGTAAAAAATAAAATTGATGATATAGCTGTTATATCAACAAACAACGATAAAGCTTTAGGTAGTATTATTGCCGAAGCTTTTAAAACTGTCGGTGATGGAGGTTTAGTTGTTATGGAACCATCAGCTTCTGGCGATACAAAAGTAGAAGTAGTAGAAGGTGTAGAATATAACAAAGGACTTTTAAACCCTAATTTTATAACAAACAAAGAAACAGGTACAGCTGAACTAGAGTCACCTCTTGTTTTGATTATGGATTCTAAAATAGATTCTATAAGACAAATACAACCAGTACTAGAATATGTTATAAAAGAAAAACAACCTTTACTTATTATAGGTGAAGTAGAAGAAACAGTTGTTTCTGCTTTACTTATGAATAAAGTTAAAGGTAATATAAAAATAAACGTACTTGATCCACCAGCTTATGGATTAAGACGTAAAGAAATATTAGATGATTTAGCTTTGTTAACAGGAGCTACTGTTGTCAATGAAGATCTTGGCGATGATTTAAATTCTATAGAAGTAGATTATTTAGGACAATGCGTTAAAGTAGTTACTGAAAAAGATAGATCAGTTATTAGAGTTAATGAACCTTCTGAAGAAGTTGAAGGTTTGATAGCTCAAACAAGAGTTAATTTAATGGGTGACAATAAAGAGCATGAGCGTATAGGTTTAGAACAAAGACTTGCTAGGCTTAGTGCTAAAGTCGCTGTTATTAAAGTTGGTGCTAATTCAGCTATTGAATTAAAAGAAAAGCAAGATAGAGTTGAAGACGCTATCTGTGCTACTAGAGCAGCTATAAAAGAAGGTATTGTTCCTGGTGGTGGTATTGCTTTATTAAATTCTTGCAAAATATTAAATAAAGATATAGTTGGCGAGAATATATTACAAGAAGCTATAAAAGCACCATTTAAAACTATTTTACAAAACGCCGGATTAAAGGTTGAAGAACCTACTAGAAAAGGTGTTGGTGTAAATGTGGTTACAGGAAATATGGTAAATATGTTTAAAGCAGGCATTATTGACCCATTGTTGGTTACTAAAAGTGCTTTACGCAACGCTGCTTCGGTAGCAACAACAATATTATCTACTGATTGTGTAATTAACAATATTAGAATAGATGAAAGCGGTAGGTAATTATTTGATTATACAAAAAGTAGAATCAAAAACAAAAGAAACTAAAGGTGGTTTACTTTTGTCAGAGGCCAGTATGCAAGATGTAAGATATGTAAAAGCTAAGATTGTAGATCCAGGCGAACAACAACTTAAAAAAGACGATCTTATATTTTACGATAAAGTAGCTGGTCACAAGATAGACTATGATGATCAACAATATATTGTAATTAAAGTTCAAGATGTAGTCGTTGTTTTATGAAAAGGCTAAATGCAGAAGATATTAAAAGTCTTAATCTGCTCAAACACTACCGCATTATACGAAAGTGGGCTTGTAAAAACAACGGCCTTAATGACGCTGATCTTGAACTTCTTATATATTTGGATTGTATAAATTTGTTTAGTAAAAAAGATTTTGAAATGGGTGCTTATTCTTATAGCTGGGATAACAGAAGATGGAATAAGTTAATTCAAAACGAATGGATAGTAGTATGGCGTAGCAGAAATAGAACTACGCAAAAATATAATATATACAAAGTTTCGTTTAAAGCTAAACAATTAATAAAGCGTATGTATCGTATTATGCTAGGTGAAGAAGATATACCTATAAGTGAAAGGCGTAATAAAATAATGAAAGGAAAAACATATATAGATAAAGTTTTACAAACATCTATTATGAACGTTAATAAAGATAAACAAAGATAATATGGCAGCAGGAGCAGCAGCAGCAGCAGCAGGAGCACGTCGCAGTGGTGGATCTAGTCTAGACGCAATAGCTAGAAGAGGAGGTATACTAGGTAAAGCAGCTCAATTAGCTAGAACACGCCAAAGCCAAAGGCAGATGCCAAGTAAAATTGCTAGTCTTGAAGCTAGAGTTTCTGCGTTAGAAGGAGGCGGTGGTTCTACACCCGCACCTGTTGATCCAGGTACACAAGCTGTAGATACAACAACAGCACCTACCCCTTCATATACTAGCGGACCAGTTGGTAATGTGGCTCAAGTAGTTGGTGGCACTGTTGGCGGTATGAACGATGCAACACCTCCCATGGCTCAACAAGTCGCTAATGATATAATGGGCGAACCGTTTGCAAGAGATTTATCTGTTGGTGCGGCGAAAATGATATTAGGTAAAAAAATAAATCAATAAAGTTATGGATCATAAAATAAGTAAATTACTAGGCAAACCAACACTTGAAGGACAAGTAGGTGAATCACACGTATGGGACGGGCCTTTAAAAACTACTGGTTTTCCAAAAGAAATGGGTAACTCAAGAGGTATTACAGGTATGAAATTAAACCATGCTGGTATACCCTATAAATCAATAAATGCAGTTCTTGCCGCTCAAGGTAGAGAAGATTAAGATATAAATTATGGCACAAAATCAACCAGTAAAAGCAATAGATGTAGTTTTAAGTAATGGTATAAACATACCTAAACCAGGAAGTGTAGCAGAAGGTACAGATGGAACTTTAGGTCTAGGTGCAAATCCTACGTTTACTTCTGCTAGTTCTACATTTAAAACTGATTTTATATCAGGTGGAGATGTAGTTATAGCTACACAAGGTGGTGTAAATGAAATGGCAGAAATAGAATCGGTTAATAGTGAAACTGAATTAAAACTATCTGGTCCTTTACCTTTCACAAATCCAATAAGTTTTAAAATATATAAAGGTAATGGTGGTACTTTAAAAGCAGGTAACGATGGTTATAGTTTGTTTGTAGGAACAGGAGGAGATTTAAATGTACTACCAGTAGGCACAGGTCAAGATAGTGTGATACTTAAAAACGTAGCTGATAATTCATATATACCTTTACAAGTTCAAAGAGTTCTTGTCACAAGCACAACAGCTTCAGATATTTTAGCTTTAGAATAATGGCTCCAAGTGTACTAGGTGTTGGTAATGGCGTATTGTTTATACCTAACCAAAACTCAAGTTCTACGCCACCAGGCCCAGTTCCTAATACTGGAATATATGGTACTATTTTAGGTGCAGCAGACGATACACAAAGTGGAACACAAAACGTTTATACTATAAACGCTAATAGTGCATTTGGTAGTACAGTATCTCAAACAAGAACAGCTATATCGCTTATTACAGATAGTACTTATAATGATTTTACAGTTAAAATAAAATCAAATTTTGGTACTACTACAATGGAAGAAATGCAAATATTTGCTTATTCTGATGCAGCAAGAACAAATCTAGTTGCTCAGACATCAGCGTGGACAGGTAATATTACTTTAACTTCTTCTTATATAAATCCATGGGGTTCTATTACATTACCTACAGGAACTTATTTTATTAAGTTTGTGTATAAGTTAGTAGGAGTTGGAGGATCAAACCAAGGTTGGGAAGCAACATTATCATAAAATTTATAACATGGCAGTAAACGAACAAGGACATTACGGAAAATATAGTGGCAACGCAAGATGTTGCGTAGGTCACCCATACACTAGAGTTGATAGATACAATTACAAAGCAACAGAAAGAGATGACGCTGCGCATATTGATTATCTAAAAAGAGATGTTTTATATGATGCACATCATGGTCATGATGACGAAAAGATGGTGGCAGACGAAAAGCACATATCTAAATTAGCTGGTGATATGAAGTACGATAAAGAACATCATGGACCTGCTAAGGCTTTAGTTGGAAATCAACACAGATTACCAGATCATCTAAAACAAGCAATTTTAGATGCACCAGGTAGACACTGTATAAAATAAACAGAGTAAACTGACAATCACGTAAAATTAATTAATAACAAAAAACAAAAACAAAATGGCAAAATTCATAGCACTAGAAGTTGTTGGTAATACAAACGACTTTGAAAATGGAGAGCAACTATTAAACGTTGATCAAGTTACAGGTGTACAACAATCATCTGATAGTGTTGTAGAGATATTTTTAGCGGGTGGAACACCTGGTGATAAAGTATCTGTTACATTATCTACATCACAAACTTCATCAGTAGCACCAGTAATGACTTCAAATTTAGGAGCTAAAGCTTTTAACTTTGCGTTAACTGCGAATCCAGGAGGCGTTAAAGCTAAAGTATTTTTAGGTGTTGACGGTAACGGAGATCAAATGTATATTCATAACGTAGCATTTGCATAATATTTAAATGATGCATAAACCAAGGGGATTAGGAGACACTATAGCTGGATTTACTAAGCGAACAGGTATTAAACACGTAGTTGATACTGTGTCTAATGGTCTCAATATCCCCTGTGGTTGTAATAACCGCCAAGAGTGGTTTAATAAAAAATTTCCATATAAATGATAAAACTTAAACCAGGTTATCCAACGTCAGTAACTCCTATATATGAAAGAGATATGAAAAATGATCCAGCTATAGGTAGAACTCTGAGTAATGGAGTTATAATTATGGAAAAAAATTTATCACCAGCACAAAGAGTAGAAACGTCTTCCCACGAAATGGTTCATGCTGATGATATTAAAAATGGAGATTTTTATTGGGACGACGAAAAAATTATTTACAAGGGTAAACGTTACCCCAAACATTTATTTGCTCATGGTAAGGGACCGTGGGAAAATAGAGCTTACAGTGAGGAAATAAAAACAACATAAAATTAAAATCATGCCAAAAAAGAAAATGAAAACTAACCAAGATGGCGGTAGTTATACAGCTAAAAACCCTGGAGCTGCCGCTAAAGAACTAAAAGAAAATCAGAAAGGAGCAGCAAAAATGGGATATACACAAGAATTTGGAGCAGCTAGAATGTCACCATCAAAAAAAGGTGATAAAGTAGCTAGTGAACTAATGCACGGCGCAGGTAAATATTACGATGGCGCTGGTCAATATATGAATGGCGCACCTAAATATGAAGGTGCTTCTAAACATCATGGTCCTATGGACGCCGGTCACGGTGGAGCAAAAGGCCACACGCATTCACAAGTTAATCTTAAAAATGTTAATGTTGATGGGCAATCAAGTATGTCTGACGAAAAACAAAATCTATTAAATCTAATTGACGCTCGAAAACAATACGAGAATGTTAGAAACACGCAAGTACTTCCTAGATTAGCTGAAATAGATTCACTTAAAATGGTAGCGTCTGGAAGGGGTCATGACGCAAAAGACATGTATGGAGAAAAGTTCGATGCTAGTAAAGCTAATAGACTTCCTAACTCAATTACTTATGACAAAAGAAAAGAGCTTCATGCACAAGCTCGTGAAATCATGGGAGAAAAACCTAGTTTGAATTAAAAATGAAAAAACTTTTAAGTCTTTTAACCGGTGGTTTAATCAAAGACGTGGGTAATGTAATCGATAAGCTTACAACTACAGACGAAGAAAGATTAGCCGCCAAACAAAAGATACAAGAGTTATTAGAAAAAGCGGATCAGGACGCGCAGACTCAAATCACTGAAAGGTGGAAACTTGATATGCAGTCCGATTCGTTTTTGTCTAAAAATATTCGTCCGCTAGTATTAATATATCTTACTTTTATATTTACAGTTCTAGCATTTTTTGATGGTAATGTAGGTGGCTTTCAAGTGGACGAAGATTACATACCTATATTCCAATCATTGCTTATTACTGTGTATGGCGCTTACTTTGTAGGTCGTACCTGGGAAAAGGCGAAAAAATCAAGTGATAATAAATAATAAAATTAAATTAAATTAAATGTCAAAATCAATTACAGCTGAAGAGCTTAAAACTATTACTGACCAACAAAAAGAGTTAGGTCAAGTATTAAATCAAATAGGACAATTAGAGGCAAACAAACATTCATTACTTCATAAGATAGCTACAATAAACAAAGGTATTGAAGAAACTAAGGATAATTTAGAAGATAAATACGGAGCTATTAATATTAATTTAGAAAACGGAACTTACACAGAAATAGACGACTCAGATCTAAGTGTAGTTAAATCAGAGGACTAATGAGTAATGTTATAAGAAAAATCAGTATTGGTTCTGATTATAAAAACGATGCCATGCATTACGCTTTAGGCCAACAGGTTTATGGCGGTCATGAGATATCACATATTCTATTTGAAGATAAAGACGCTTCTTATAACATATTCATAAAGAAAAACAATGAGGTGTTGCCATGGAAAAAATTTAATTCTAACATGGCTATATCCGTTGAATATGATTTAGAATATTAATGAAAAGCGTTTTTGACTTTATAGTAAAACCGCTCGGCAAAAGATATAATAATACAATACAAATAGGTGACATAGAGTTAGTTTTAAATACTAAAGTAGAAAGTTACAAGTTTGTAAATAATTTTGCAGAAGTAGTTGCAACGCCTTTGGCTTATAAAACGCCTATTAAAAAAGGTGATATAATAGTTATACATCATAATGTATTTAGAAGATGGTATAACATAAGAGGTGAACAAAAAGATAGTAGATCTTTTTTTAAAGATGACTTATACTTTGTATCACAAGATCAAATATATTTATATAGTAATGATAATACTTTTAGATCTTTTGGCGATAGATGCTTTGTTTCACCAACTAAAAATAAAAACGTTCTAGATAACAAAAAAGAACAAAGCCTTATAGGTATACTAAAAATAGGTAATAGCTCGTTAGAAGCTTTAGGAATAAACCCTGGAGACGTTGTAGGATATAAACCATTTAGTGAATATGATTTTGTTATTAATAAAGAACGATTGTATTGTATGAAATCAAATGATATTGTAATTAAGTATGGACACGAAAAAAACCAAGCTGAGTATAATCCAAGCTGGGCAAAGAGCAGTTGAAGAGTTAATCAAAGTTGCTAAAGAACCCATTGTAGACTCAGGCGATGATATAACTGCTGACAGATTAAAAAACGCAGCAGCTACAAAAAAGTTAGCCGTGTTTGATGCTTTTGAAATACTACATAGAATACAAGAAGAAGAAAACATACTAAACGAAAAACCACAAGAAGTAAAAGAACAAAAGTCTTTTAAAGGTTTTGCTGAAGGAAGATCTAAATAATGTACGATCAAAGTTTATTTAAAATATTAGACGATCATATAAAACCTAATATAATTAAAAAAAATAATAGGTATAAAAAATGGGAGTACGGATATAATAAAGAACATGACGTTGTTGTAATAAGCAAGACAGGAAAGATTGGTGAAATATACGAAATACAAAATTTAAAAATAGCTTTGCCATTAAAAGAAAATGTTTTTAGTTTTGATAATAATAAATGGAGTAGAATTGATTTACCAAAACAATTAAGTAAAATAAAAACAATATTCGATTGGGAACAATATTCTGTAGATTTTAAGGAAGAGTGGTATGACTATATTGACGAAGAGTTTGAGAGAAGGGAAAAAGGTTTTTGGTTTTATAATAAAAACGTTCCTACTTATCTTACTGGCTCTCATTACATGTACTTGCAGTGGAGTAAAATTGATGTTGGAAAACCCGATTTTAGAGAGTCAAATAGGCTTTTCTATATCTTCTGGGAAGCTTGTAAAGCCGACAGTCGTTGCTTTGGAATGTGCTACCTCAAAAATAGACGCTCTGGCTTTTCGTTCATGGCATCAGGAGAAGTGGTTAATCTTGCAACAATATCCTCTGATTCACGATATGGCTTGTTATCAAAATCAGGACCTGATGCAAAATCTATGTTTACGGACAAAGTGGTGCCCATCTCCGTTAATTATCCGTTCTTTTTCAAACCCATACAAGATGGTATGGACAGACCAAAGACGGAGCTCGCCTATAGAGTACCAGCCAGTAAATTCACGAGGCGTAAGATACTCGCAAACGAACCGCAAGAAGACTTACAGGGGCTCGATACAACTATCGACTGGAAGAACACAGGTGACAACTCCTATGACGGTGAGAAACTTAAACTCCTC